ATTTAGACACGATTGATAACTTGTTAGACGGTGGAGCGCAGATTTCTCCTGACTTAACAGACTTAGAGATTGATGGAACTATTGTAACAGCAACACCTGCGGAATTAAACTACGTAGATGGTGTTACATCATTAATTCAGACTCAGCTAGACGCTAAGTTAGCTACAGGTGGAACACTATCATCAGGAACAATTACTACATTAAATTCAACTACAGTTGATTTAGGTAATTGGACTGTTACAGAAGCTAGTGGTGTATTGCTATTTGCTACAGGCGGAACTAATAAAGCTAAATTAGATGCTTCAGGCAACTTTACCGTTGCAGGAGATGTTACAGCGTTTGGTACAATTTAAGGAGTAGTGTATGGCAGTTAAAGGTTCAGGCGCACTATCAATCACTACAGATATTGTAGGCGAATTTGGTGGTGTTGCTCCTCACTCATTAAGTGAATATTATGGCGGTGGTACTTATGTTCCCGCAGGTGCTAACCCTGGTATTTCTACATCAGGCGCAATCAATTTTGGAAGTCACTATGGTGCTGTAGCAGCAACTGTATTAACTGTCTCATCTAATGTTAATAACTATGACATTGGTGCTGCTGCAATTGCAGCAGGTGGTGATAAATCAACTCCTGTTATTCTGACTATTAATGCAGGTGTTACTGTAGGTTCTACTTCGACAAGTAATCCTGCTATGTACACAGGTACAGGTTGGTCTGCAGGCACTACAATAAATATTACTAATAACGGTTCTATAGTAGGGTCATCAGGTACTAATACAGTGGGTTGGTCTTCAGGAAATGGTGGAAACGCGGGAAGAGGTGGTCAGGCAACCTCTTACAATAACAGGCATGGTGTATCAGGTCAGGCAGGTTCAAATGGTACAGGTTCAGCAGAATCTGCTAATAATGGTGGCAACGCATTTGAACATTCACAAACAGCCGACAATAATTTATCAGTAATATTTGATACAGTAGGAACTAGAACAGGTGGCTCAAATGGCGCTAAAACCTTATATGCAGGTGGTGGTGGTGGCGGTGGTGGCGGTGGCGGTTACTTCGAGTCTTGTTATCAGTCGTGGTATCTAGGCGGTGGTGGCGGTGGCGGTGGACGCGGAACGGGAACACCAGCAGGCGGGTATAGAGGATATGGAAATGGCGCAAGCGGTCAGTCAGGTCAAAGAGGCTATACAAGTGCGGCAGGAAATAAAGGAAATGGTGGTAATAATCAATCATCAGGAGGTCACGGTGGTCAAGGTGGCACGATTGCCACAAGTGGTCAGCAAGGACAGGCAGGTTGGAAACGAGGTGGGTGGCCTCACCAACCGGCTGACTATCAATATTCTAACCTCGGTTCAGGTGGCGCAGGTGGAAGTAATGGTTCTGCTCAAGGTTCAGCAGGTAGCGCTACATCAGGCAACACAAGTCAAATTAGTTAAATAAGGATTATTTATGTTAGTACAAACAAGAAGAATAAAAGGCGATATTTTTACTGCCAAGGACACGTTAGAGATAAAGTTAGGCGGTTTTGATAAAACTCTAGTTCAAAATATAGTACATACTGTTGAATTAGTATCAGGACCAAATGTCATTCATGGTAATGGCGCAAACTGTGGAGATTACTTACATTATAAATCGACAGTAGATGCCGACGATAATGATTTGATAGACTATGAATTTTGTACAATGGATATAGACCAAGAGGCTTTAGGCGATTCGGTTGTTAAGGTTAAAATAAGATATATGACTAATGCAAAACAGCAAGAATTTGCGGAAGCTACGGAAGCGGCATTAGAGGTAACAGAAACAGACGGAACTTTTGATTACCCTAATTTAGAAGATTACATGGAACATGATACTTCAGGTGAAATTACATTATCATGGTCTGAAAGCGTTTTTTCATGAAAGAAAAAATAAGTATTGTCTCTAATCTTTGGATAAGAGAGGTCGAAATGGATAAAAAGGGTGACATTATGGAAGGTCATAAACATACCTTTGACCACCAACATTTGTTAGCTGTTGGCTCTATAAGAGTTATTACTGAAGGTATAGACGAGCCTACGGATTTTCACGCTCCACAAGTTATTTTTGTTCCTAAAGATAAAATGCACTCTTTTGAGGCTTTAACAGATAAAACATTAGGATATTGCATTCACCCTATTAGGGATGGCTATAGAGTTGAAGATATTGTTTGTCCAACAATGAAAGTTACTTTTAAAGATTTTCACATGCCTGAAAAAAGTTTGGCAGGACTAACAATGTTAGCACAACCACCTACTCAAAGTATTCAGGAGTATTCGAAAGATGAAGACTCGGTAACGTGTGTGAGCGAAAAAAGCAAGAAAGAAGTAATCTTGACAGAACCAAAGCCTTGGTTGGATGGTCATGAAGATGACATAGCCAATGCTTCATAATAATTAATAAAAATTATGCGTTTAGATGTACCATGTAAAACTATCTTACAAAATGTAGCTATTGCTGATTTAAGAAATGCAGTATTAAAAGCTACTGATGAAGATTGGACTGCTAATAAATTTAGACAAGAAACTTTTCCTGAGTCAAAAGAGACAACAACTATTTTATTTAAACTTAATAGTGGTCAATTAAAATCAGGCGACAGACCTGATGTAACAACTACTTTTGACGACACTTGGAATAAGTGGAAAGACTTAGTAGAGCCTGTAATTGAGCAAGTTCTTTCTGTTTATGATAATGGCGATAAAGCCTTTATTAATAAGTGTTTAATTCCTAAATTAGGACCAGGAATGTCAATAGATGAACATATTGACTGTGCTTATGGATTTAATGTCAGTCATAGAATACATGTTCCATTGACTACCAACGATGACGTATATTTTATTATTGGTGGTCAGCGGTGTATTATGGAAGTTGGAAAGGCTTATGAAATAGACAACAAACGCTTGCATAAAGTTTCAAATAAAGGCGAAACAGACAGAGTTCATTTGCTTTTTGATATTTTTATAAAAAAATAATTAAGGATTAAAATGGAGTTATCAGACATAATATTGGCATTTGTCAGTGTACTTTCAGCTATAACAGGTGGAATTGTTAAAACAATAATGAAAGATATTAAAGACTTAGAGCATAATATGACTAGCTGTCAGATAGGCTTACATAAAGACTTTATACATCGTGATGAGTTTCTTCACACGACTGAAAAGATTGAGAAAATGCTAGACGCTCAGTCTAAAAAGATTGACCAAATATGGAAACACATGAGGATAGACCATGGCTAGAACAGACCAAAAGACTAGAGACAGTAGAGGTAGATACTTAAAGGTGACTGCTATTAATAAGGTTAAGTTGATGTGTAACCGAATAATGCTCAAGTTAGATGCTTGGCTAAAGTCTTGTGATTAGTCTATTAACAAGCATAGCACCTATCTTAGGTGGCTTCTTAATGAAGTTGTTTGCTCTTAATCAACAAGCTAAAGCAGAACAACAGTCACAAATGCTAGATGCGTTTGCTGCTAGGTCTCAATCTATTCAAGCCGCTAGAGACCAATCTAATAAAGAAAGCCCTATGGCTGCCTTAAACAGACGATTAATCATTTGGGTGATGCTTGCCTTGATTGTTATCTATGTCACAGCACCGCTAATGTTTAACATACAGACGGCAGTGCCTATCGTAACTGAGGGATTTAGTTTCCTTGGATTTAATATTACCTCTGATACTATTGAATATGAGATGGTAAGTGGGCTAATTAAGTACGATGAAATCTTTGAGTGGACATCACTTATTGTAGAAATGTACTTCGGTTCATCTTTGGCAAAGGGTAGGTAATGAACATCAAGCTAGCGTTTGCGTTAATCGCTCTATCTATAATAAGTGTTAATTCCTATAGTGCGGATAACACCTATACAACCACTACTACATCAAACTCAACTGTTAATTCTAGCTCAAACAACACAAGCGCCTCTACGGTTGACCATAAGAACCAACCTGTAGGTGGTGCTAAAGCTCCAAGTATCTCAGTAAGTAATTCTGATGTATGTGTTAGTGGTGTTAGTGGCGGTGTTCAATCAAATGTGATTGGCTTATCATTTGGTACTACTGTGATTGATGCTAACTGTGAGAGACTTAAACTTAGTCGTGAATTACGTAAGGGCGGTATGAAGGTAGCTTCTATTGCTTTGTTATGTCAAGACCCTAGAGTATTCCAAGCAATGATTATGAGTGGAACACCTTGTCCTGCTAAAGGCAAGATTGGTAGTGAAGCTGCAGGATATTGGAACGCTTACCCTGAGCTGAGACCTGACTTTCAAGAATATGTAGCTAATAAGCAAATACTTATTGACGCAGGCTACTTAAACAAAGACGGCTCACTAAACACGGGAGTCAAAGTTGAAAAAGTTACTAGCTTTAAACCTTCTACTTCTAATTGGAACTAGCCAAGCACTAAACACGGGCAACGTCCTAGACCCTAATCCTACTGACGGATT